GAATACCTTGAGTTCCCTGAATACCTTGAACTCCCTGGACACCTTGAGTTCCTTGAGTACCCTGGATACCTTGAACACCTTGAGTTCCCTGAATACCTTGAATACCTTGAATACCTTGAGGACCTATACCACCAATTCCACCACTAATACCTTGAACACCTTGAACACCTTGAGTTCCCTGGATACCTTGAACACCTTGAGTGCCCTGAATGCCCTGAACACCTTGGACTCCTTGAGTTCCTTGAGTTCCTTGGATACCTTGAACACCTTGGACTCCTTGGACTCCTTGAGTTCCTTGTGTACCTTGAATACCTTGAACACCTTGTGTACCCTGTATTCCTTGAACACCTTGGACTCCTTGAGTTCCCTGAATACCTTGAGTACCTGTAGTTCCTTGTCTTCCTTGTATACCCTGAGTTCCTGTGATTCCTTGAATACCCTGTGGTCCTACTTGTTGACTAAAGGTGATAGTTGCTTTTGAACCTTCTCCAGTTGCAGTAACTCCCAGACCAACAAAATTAAGAGTTGTGAATGATGTACCAATACCAACACTTTCTTCTTCAACAGCAACACCAGTTAAAGTTGTATTAATAATTTCTTCTATTGCTGAAATATTATCAATAGTTGTCCAAGTTACACCTGCTCCAGTAGAGACTAATACTTGCCCCTGATTTCCAACTTGATTATCTTTATCATAAAACCCTCCACGAAGTCTCAGATCACCATTAATATCCAAATCAGCACCTGCCGATTCAGTCCCAATGCCAACTTTTCCAATAACTTCTATTGTCGTTTTATCCTCAGAATAAGAAGATATACCGACTTTGAGATTTTTTTGGCGATTGCTGAGATATTTTGACATTTCTATTAGTTTAAACTATTAATTTAATGATTCTAAAATGCTTGCAACAAATTTTAAATTTGATCCATCACTGCCTGATAATACTAATTTATCTCCACTTTCAAGTACCAATTTTCCAGAAAGAAGATTGGCAGTATCATTTCCAGAAATGGGAAAATTCTTAAGTAACTCGGTATCAGTAGAACTTCTTCTATGAATCAAATCAACAGATTCAGTTGTCGATCCAATATTTGCAACTTGACATAATAAAACAACACCAGTATATCCAGTTGGTGCTGTATATACTTCATCATCTGAAAGTGATACTACTGCTGTGATAGTCTGAAATACATTAAGTGCTAATGCCATTTTATTATTCTCCTAATGCTAGAATAAATGGTGTTAATGTTGAGAAAAGACTCTTAGAATAAAATCTTCCAGAAATAGTGCCTGTTAATTGGTCAACAACAACACCATCACCTATTCTAAAATTACCTGCTTGATCTGTTGAAGTATAAACAACTAATCCACCATTTCTCATATCAGTTTCATTTTCTTGAATAGGAACTCCTCCAGCTTGGGGGAAAGCAGAATCAATATTAGTTCCTGTTCCTATGTATTCCATAGAATGTCCAGAGGCAAGAACTCTACTTTGTTTGAAGAATGGAACTTCAGTTCCAACTCCAACAGAATATGGTAGATTTTCTGTAATAGTAATTGTACAAATTCCAGAAACTACTGGTGTCGACTCTCTAACGGCATAATAAGTTGGAATTAAAACTGCTGTTCCTGTTGCGGTTGAACCTGCTCCTGGCGGACCTGAAATTGTTACAGTTGGTGTATGAGTATATCCTCTACCATTAGAAACTATTTCTACACTCGTCACCTGACCATTCTCAACTTGACCAACTCCAGTTGCTGGAACACCCCAATTAGTAGATGGACTTTCAAAAGTTACTGAAACATTTTCAGTATATCCACTTCCACCGGAAGTAATCTCAACATTCTCTACTGTATAAAAAAGTTCTCCAAAATAAACAACTTGACCATCAAAAGGTCTTACTGCATTAATTTTTACAGTGCCACCAGATGTATATGTGTGAGGTAAAGTTGATGCCCCAACATATACTTCAAATGATGTTGAACTTGGAATCGCATTTACTTCAAAAATATATCCTTTATTTCCTGAGGGATAGGTAACTGTAGTAATCCCCCCATCAGAAGCACAAGTAAATCCAAGACCAGAAATTGTAACTCCCATCCCAACATTAAAATTGTGAGTCGAATCAACTGTGATTGTAGTTAATCCAGTCACATTATCATAACTGGCATTAGTTACATTTAATGTTGGAACATTCAAATCCAGTACGAATGTATCAGAATTTGCTGCTGCTGCGCTTGTAATAATTCCAGTATATTTTCTTGGTCCTATGCCATCTGCAACTAATGCATAGTTGCCAAAAGAAGAGTTTGAGTTGGTTAGATCGCAAGCACCACCACTACCACAATAAACTGAAATATCATTACAAATAGTAAATAATGAAACTAACTGAGCATATCCTTCATTTGTAATAGAAACTCCAATACCACCTTGATTATATTGAGTAAAAGAGTCTGTAACCATGCTCTTTAACTTTCCAATCACATCAGAACCATCAATTTTTAACCCAATACTATTAGAAATAAAATTTGTACAGTTTCTGATATATGGTGATTGTGAAGTAAACCCAACGGAATGTGGATCAAATCTAAAGCAAGCCTTTCCAGGATCTACCGATCCCTTAAAAGACATTTCTGTAACATAAACACCTTCTCTAACATAAAAAAGGTCTTGATTTGAATTCTGTGGAGTGATTGTAACTTCTCTTAAACTATCTCCAACTATTGAAACTTGCCTTGGAATAGTTAAAGGATTATCTTCTATATAAGATCCAGCACTAACTCTAATAATGGATCCCTCTTCTGCGATTTCAAGGGCTCCTTTAATTGTTGCTTTTGCGTCTCCGAGTTTTTTTCCTGTATTGGTGTCGCTTCCGTCTTTTGTGACATATAAAACATTAGTAACTGTTGCTCCGGCACCGATTCTTACAACATCAGTACCAATACCTGTTCTTTCTCTGCGGGAAAATAATTCGGCATCATAAGTATTTAAAGCTAGTTCCCCAGAACTCAGCTGCTCTATTGTTGGTCTCTTACCAGGAACCGAAGATCTTTTTATCCTAATGTTTGGATCAGCCATTCAACCTCATTATGGTATTTACCGCAGAGACTCTTATATAAGAGTCTTTATTATTTATAGACAAATGATATTAAATTATTGAAAATCTTCAGACTCTGACTTAATAGTTCTCTTTGATTTTTTTAATTTCTCAATTTCATTTTGTAATGATAAATTTGTTTGTGTGAGAGTTTCAACCTGAGTCTCTAGAACAATTGTTTTATTAAAAAGGTCAAAAGATTTTTGTTGATATTTTGCCAAAACTAATTTTAAATCTTCTTCAGACATAAAAAAATACACACAGTTTCCTGAGTGTATTTATTGCTAATTAATTAGATTGGATTTCAGAATGTGCCAGCATCAATAGTTATATTCTGAAGTTGAAGTTCAGAACCTACACATCCAATAACCTTTACGTCACCACCAGTACAAGCATTATTAATCCACAATTCCGAAACCTCAAGTGGAGCATATGTAGAAACTGTAATTTGTGGAGTATTTGTATTAATTCCAACAGCTTCTCCAATATTGGAAGCAAGTTTAAATCTTGAGTTGGATGACTCCCAAATAAGAGCAGAAGTCTTTCCAACTCCAGATTCGCCATAATTCATTAAGATTCCAAGATCCCAAGTGGTATCTGTTGGAAGTTGTCCATCAACAACTCCAAGTTCAATAGTACGATCTTCAACCGTAATTTCCGAAGTATTTACTTGAGTTGTATTTCCAGTTACAAAAAGATCTCCATTAATGGTAACATCTGTCGAAAACGCAACAGTTCCAGAATTATTAATGGTAATTGAACTAGATCCTATTGAGGACTTAATTGAATCTGCCCGAATAGTTCCTACACTGAAAGTACCAGATCCACTTGGATTTAGTGAAGCAGCAGCACTAACTCTTACAGTTTCACCTGTCTGACTGGTTGAGTCATCAGCAAAGAGCATATAATAAGTTGCATCAGTAGCAGTACCAGTTGTATCTACTGTTTGGGAACGAATTGATGTTGAAGCAGTACCACTAATACTTCCAATATTAGCAGTTCCAGTTATGTGAAGATTACTATTAATAGTCGTACCACCACCAACAGTATACTCTACTGCGCTATTAATAAGTTGTCCATTTACAGCATCCCAAGCAGGCAGGTAATTATCAGTTAAGGATGCTGCTCCTTTTAATGTAACTGCATCAGATGTAATGGTAATTCCAGTTCCAACATTAACATCAATTGTATACTCAGTGCTGTCATCGGCGTTTGCTGCGGTGGCACTTAGACCAGAACCACCAGTAATGGTTTTAGCATACTGACCAACAGTATCAGTGCCAAGACCAACAGAATCTGGTTGAATTGTAGCAGTACCACCAGCACTGATTACTACATCACCGGTAATATTTGAATAAACAAATTCACCAATAACTTCAGCCGTAACTGTTTTATTAATAGTATCATCAGCATCAAATACTACAAATATATCCCCAGAAACTAAAGAAGCACTTGGATTGAGACCACCAGTAACAATATCTAAATCAGAAGCTTTAAGAGTTCCATAAAGTGACTGAGCTGTAACTGAACCAACTCCAACATGAATTCCACTAGAATCTAATGTTGTAGCCGAACCAACAACAAGAGAAGATGTTATCTGGACATCATCTACAAGTCCAACAGTAAGGCTAGTACCAGCTCCTGTGGTGAAGATTTCATTCGGAGAACCTGCAATAGTAAAGGTCTCACTATCTAAATCGATAGTAAATTCTCCACCAAAATCTCCATCAAATGTTAAACTTGAAAGTCCAACCGTAGTATCAACATAATCCTTAACTGCTTTTGCTGAGACTAAAGTATCGTGACCACCAGAAACGGTAGATAAATCTGTATCAATGTCAGTATATGTTCCAGATCCATTAATTTTTAAACTAGAGACTTCTGTAGTACCCGCATTTAAAGTTGTGAAAACACCTGTACTAGAAGTTGCTGCACCAATTGCAGTACCATCAATATTTCCGCCATTAACGTCAATGTTACTGAAAGTTGTAATACCTGAAAAATCAGCAGGAGTATTTACATCAAGAAAATCTCCATTTACTGTTGTAATTCCAGTAAATATAGCATTTAATGAACCACTAGACCAAGATAGATTACCAAGACCATCATTAGTTAAAACGGTTGATTCTGCTCCCTGAGTCGGAGGAAGAGTTAATGTATATCCAGATCCTACAAGTGTGTTTTCAGATTTTATCTGAATAAACTTAGATCCATTTTTATCGACAAAATTAAGTCCAAGAGAATTTGTTCCATCTTCTCTATCCCAATAACGATGAGAACCAAAGAATTTGTTTCCAGATACAGAAGTGTCAAATCCAATAAAAAAGTCAAAATTATTTGTTGAAAACGCTGGTTCACCTGGTCGTAGTGCAGGGACTGTTCCCGCAATTCCTGCACTACCCCTTTTAAACTGAATTACGGGTGTAGCCATGCTTACTATTACCTAATAATTTTACTATTATTATTTAGTTTTAAAAACTTCCTGCGTCAACATCAACACGATCATCTAGATCTATATCAATTCTATCTAAGAATGCAGTCGAAAGTCCAACTGTTCCACTAGTTGGAGTTTGGTATTGATCAGTTGCAGCTGCTGATAGAATATCATCAGGATTTACTGCCGTCCATTTTTGAGTGGATGCATTATACATTAAAACAAAAGTATCCGGAGCACCATTGCCACTATTTCCATCATCAAAATCAATTAAATCTTGAAATCTTGCTGGCACTTGAATACCTCCAATATTTGATATTACTTTAAATCTTTTTGATGATTTTAACTTGACATTAAAGTTGGACATAATTAGTAATTTCCTCGGAAACTATAATGGTACCCTCTACAACTCTATTCGTAAGTGACCCTGATGCCGGTGAGGATAAAATACTTACTTGGAAGTAATTTCTACCGGGTTTTAAAGTTGAAGTTTCAGTTTTTGCTAAAGAAACTTTTATTTCATTTGTTCCAGGATCAAATACAGCAGATTTTTCAAATGCCGTAGTTGCACCAGGATATTTTTTTATAGAAAAAAGTCCAGAATAATCCAAACCAAAAACATTTGGACCAAAATCTTCAGTAAAAATATCAAAAGTTACTTCAAAATCGGTTCCTCTCTCAATAGTTATGTTATTAATTTGAGCAATCGACATTTTTTGTACTCTTTCTAACTATTTATTCTTCAGAATTTTCCTTAGATTGTTGCTTTAGAAGTTTTGACAATTCAGCAGTTGACCCAACAAATAATGCGTTGTTTGTAACATTTGTAGGACCTTTTCCCTTTTCATTTTGAACATCTTTAACATCCTTATGAAGATTCATAAGTTTATCTGCCGTATCAGAAACACTCTTTATTATTTGCCCGGCAACTTCATATGCTCTAGCAGATTCTGTTTCTTGTGCAAGTTCTAATACACCATCAATTGCTTCTCTTCCTTTTTCCAAGAGAGAGTATATTGTACCTCTGGCATATTCATAATCTTTTTCAACATCCAAAGACCTCTTATTCTCAACAGGTTTATCATCAACTTTCTTTTGTTCTATTTCAACTTCAACATCAACTACCTTAGGTACAATTTCACCCGAAACATTAAACATATCATCCAACTTATCAAATTCTTTCATAGGTTCAATTAAAATAGATTCCCATCAAATCCAAAGTCATCTCCTGGTTGAATAAGAGCATTATCAGCTTCTGTAATCAATTCTATTGGTGTTCCACTTACGTGAGTTGTAATAGGTGTCCCATATTGTCCTCTAGCAAGAACTAAAGTATCTTGATTAATTACATCAGTCCTATCAATTTTATCTACGACTTTCAGTGTTTCATTATCAATTGTAACATAAGAATTGATGGGAATATTTGCTGCTTGCGAAACAGTAACCTCTGTTGTTGATTCTGACATATTGGATAATAATGTAGCAATTTGTAAGTTACTATAACTCTTTGTTGCTACAGGTGTGGAAGAATATGTAAGATCTCTTGAGGTTGATTTCGAATCTCCGGAAACAAGAGTGATAGATGCTTTCTTGATGATATCCTTGCTTGCGGAAGATGTTGGACCAAAAAGATAAGTTTTTGCGTTAAATCTTAAAGTATAAACTAAAGCTCTTCTAGTAGAATAATCTCCTTCATAATTATCTTCCATATTAATTGACTCTAAAACAATCGATACATCTCTTTTTTCACCAATTGTTTTTACTAAATCAATTGTCAAGTTGTAAGAAGGTTGAAAATATGGTAATATTTGTTCAATAATTTGAAGCATATCATCATTTAACTTAGTCATAATACTAAGTTCAAACTGCATATTATATGGAACGGGCATATAAGTTTTCTTCAAGTCCGAACTGTCGGTTGGAGACTTTGATATAAATGTTTGAGTTGTTGTCAACTTTCTTGTAGTATCATAAGAAAGACCAACGAATTCAAATGACATTCTTGGAAGAGTCATTTGAACAGGAGTATTCAGATTTGGTTGTTGCTCAATTCTTGCCAAAAACTTTTGAATTGGTCCATAAGCCAGAGGTACTTTTATTACAGAACTTACATTCCCGGATTCATCAAAATGTTTTACATCAATTCCATTGAATAAAGTTCCAAATCCAATAATTGTTTTACGAAATATTTCGTTATAGTAATATTCAAACATCTTAACCTCTTAAATTATGGAGTTCCAAATGGATTTTTTTCGCTAAAATCTAAAATCAAATCTGCTTCAGTTTCAATTTCAAGATTATTTGCAAATTTATCGCCAGTATTTGAATTATTTAGAGACTGATTGTCCTGAAGATTATCTTCGCTTATATCAGTTAGAACATATGATGCTCCAGATTCTTGTCCAGTAATATTTTCTCCAACTCTAAATCTACCATCAAGATTAGATACTTCTAATTGTTTTGAAGTAATATTCCAATACTTAACCCTAGCAGTAGTTCCAGATATACTTCCAACAATAACTTCGTTGAATTCAAAACTTCCACCACCGGAAACAACATCAGGAGAACTAATTTCAATATCAACTGAAGTATATCCAGCACCCGCATTTATAATCTGAATCGCACTTATTGAACCATTGTTCAATACAGCAGTTGCAGCAGCAGATACTAAAGATATTCCAGTGAAGGTAATACTTGGTTGATTTATATATCCAGAACCAGGATTTGTTACAGTTATAACTCCTACTATTCCATCAGCAATAGTAGCAACTGCTTTAGCATCATATCCACCACCACCAATAAATTTTATTTCGGGGGGAACTGTATATCCAGCACCTGGATTTGTAATCAAAACTCTTTGGACTCTCTTGAGATTTGGGTCAGATTCGCAAAGGTCAATTATACCATCAATCATTTCAGCAACTGCAGTTGCTCTAACTCCTCCAGATGGTGGAAGTGAGAATCTAACCTCAGGAGTACTAGTATATCCTCTTCCTCTATTAACTACCGTTATTGAATTTACACCACCATCAACTATAGATGTGTATGCTTCAGCAGTTACTCCAGCACCAACAACTGAAAGTGTTTGAATGTATCCATAATCCTGAAGAAGTTCGTCAATTTCATCAATATCAGTATCAATAATTTCATCTTCATATCTGAAGAGTTCGCAAGTTAATTGATACACATAATTTTTTTGAAGTTGATAGAATGGTTTTTCGTGTTCAACATATTTAATTTCAAATATCCTTTCTCCAAGAGGGAAGTAGATTAAATCGCCTTCTTTAGGTCTAGAAGTCAATTTTGAATCTGGCATATTTTTAATCAGATTTTGAATATAATTTTCATATCTTTCTTTTGATATTGTCAAAGTTAAATCATCAAGTTCTTGTATTCCAAATTTTGAAAGTATTGTCCCCTGTCCAGAATAACCATCATAAGATTCAACATATGCCTCAATTGCAAATGCAGAATTAAACTCAGACTCTACTACTTCTTTAATTACTGTTTTCTCGGTTATAAATTGTCTTGGCAAATAATATACATCAATCCCATACATTCTTAATGACTCATTTATCAGGTCTTGCATCAGACCTTGCTCGCTTTTTGAACCGTTAAGTAAAAATGGATTGAGCATATTTTTATCCTATCATATCTAAAGGTGGAAGTTCGTATGTTGATGACATTTTATCCATTAGAGAATCAATTTCCCTTTGAGCATCTTCAACAAGAGTTCTTCCATCCAATTCAACACCACCAGGAAGTTTAAGACCTCTAAATTTATTGGAAATATTGTATCCCCACTGCCTCTTCATAAGTGCTGTTAAATATGGTTTTAAGAATGAATCATTCCAAACCTCACTATAATTATTTGGGTCCATTATTTGATAACAATCAATAACTAACCATTGACCCTCTCTAAGAGTATTCCAATCAACATCTAAATATAATCTATCTTGTCTCTTATTAAATCTTATTTGCTTATCCGTATTCAGTAAAAATTCAATGTCTTCAAGTTTCGTTTTTATCATTGAGTATGTAAGAAGCTCTAGATTGCCCCAATAATAAAAATCATTTAAGAACAGTTGATATTTGACACTGAACATTCCACTTGAAATTGAATTAGCACCCTCAAATTTAAAAATCTTATTAACCCCAATTACGTTTGGGGGTATTGGTAAATAATTACTATTTTCTTTAAAATCATATTGAGTCTGAATACCATTTATTGTATTGTTTACAGTTGAAGTTGTAACCCCAACTTGACCCTTTGCTCTATCAATATCATCTTGAGTTATTTGATATTTCAAATAATTCTGTATTACACCATCAAAATGCCTTTCATAAAAGAACTGAAGAGCATCATCTACAAGGTCATCAATTTGCTCATCAGCAATGTTTATTTCCAGAACTGGATACCCAAGTTTTCTTAGGCAATAATCAACTAATTCTTGCCTTGTAGATGGTTTTGCCATTAGATTCTAGCCAGATTAGATACTGCTTCTTGTTGACATAAGTATAATTTAGCGAATGCCTTACACATAGTTTTAGCATCTTCAATACTTTCTATACTATCTATGTCTCTTGATATCTTTTCAAAAGAAAACATTTTTGAAATATCTTCTAAGATAATGTCTTCGGGATTAATCATTTTAAAGCATTCACCAGTAAAGATTTAATTTCACTAATGTCATTTTTTAATCTCATCAAGTCACTTTCAATACTTTGAATTCTTTCCACTTCAGTTTGTTTAATATTTCTCAATTTAATGTAATTTTCGTATTCATTAATATTTGTATTGATGATTGATTTTGTGTTTTCATCACGAACTAAATTTTCGTGCCCCTTTACTTTACTATATTCCATCATGCTAAAGCGATTACTCTTAGGTCTCTTAGTTTCGGTGGATAAACTTGAATATTCGAAGAAACTGATATCTTGATGCTAAAATATCTGAATTCTGCCAAATTGTCAATGCTGAATTCATAATCTTTGAAGTAATTTTCAGTATTACCATTTCCAAATAATTCATTATTCGGAACAAATTTATCCGAAGTTCCATCACTGTTATTGATATCAATAATTTCACCAGAAGTAATTTTATTTGAATATCCTGGGAATGGATAATAAATTGGAGTCTCTGTTGGATCCTTCATTAAAGCATAGAATGCTCTAATGTCAGCATTTCTATTAATATATGCGGCAATATAAGTTCTCAGAGAAGTTGCTGGAACTTCAAGAGAAATTGGTTTTGTGGCATAATAGAACGAAACTGGATCTTTTTGTAAAGTTGAAACTCTTGAATCATTTATATAGTTTTCAATAGGTCTATTAACTCTATTTGAAATTAGAATTGCTCCAACTCTATCCAAATCAATTACAGGAGTCAATCTATCATTTTCAGTTGTTAAGAAAGTTCTGAGTTCTAAAGATTTATTTGCAGGTTGATCTGTAAGATAAGTGGTTTCATTTATCTTAGAGCAGATTAGTCTACTAGTGTTCATATAATTATCAACATTCAAATCAACTCTTTGATAACCTTGATCTACAAATGAAGGTTCAACTCCACTAACACTAGTTCCAGAAACTGTTCTTAAATCTGCTGATATACTTGTTTTTGGTGGAATGAAAGTTTCAACATTTGGCTTAATAATTTCAAATTGAATATTACTGGATGCTTGGACAGTAGATCCTCCTGTAGACTTAGTTTCTGAGAAATATAAAGGTTTCAGTGAAGGATCTGGTCTTACAGTATCAATATAAAGAATGTAGTAGTCAAGACCGATTGGTTCTAAAACGGAGGCATCCTGGAGTGTATGAGTTGTATTGATTCTTCTTAGAGAAACTCCATTCAATTCATACTTATAAACTTCCTCACCTTCAAAGTGTGGTAAAGCTCTTGGTATAATACAACCATCACTACTACCAATCACATTCCCCCGAGTAATTCCCGTCAATTGGTTTCCAGAAACGCCAGTATAGCTAAGTATTTCTCTATCGATTAAAATATAACCAGGATTTGATACACTTACAGGCGCATTTTCAAAAGTTGTAAATCCCGAAGTTGATGATAATTCTATTGAGGACAATGCTGCATCAAAAGAAATATTTCCAATTAGGGTTGTGGGATTAGTATCTGGTTTTACGTTAGACAATTCAACAAAATTAACCTCAGAGTGCATTCCGTGATTCTGATGATTAACTTTAATGTGTAATCCATCAGTTATTTCTGTGATATTGTCGATATAAATTGGCACTGTTACTCCATCATTAATATTCACATTAATTTCTGATGAATTGGTATACATTAAAGTATATCCAATTCCAGTTAAGAAGTTTCCTTGTACATTATCAATAATGATTTGATTGAAATCTGTAACATCATCAACAGTCAATAATAAGTTTCTACCAAGAGTTTGGTCTCCCAATTGAGCAACAGATAAAACATCTCCCTTTTGATACCCAGTTCCTCTTGTTGATATAGTTGCTGCGATTGCGACTCCATCATTAAAATCTCCATTAGGTAGAATTTCCCTTCCAATTGTGATGTCCGCAGTTGCCAATCTGCCTTCAGAAGAAGAATTTTCTAAAGGTACTCCAAAGTAAGTGAACGATGTTCCATTTGATGGGGTATATCCAATTCCACTATTGGTAATTGATATACTTGATACCGCACCAGTAGCACCAACATAATTTCCTGTCGCACCAGTAACAGTTTGAACAACTGTATTACCAAGTGTAAATCCAGAATCATTGAGAGTTTCTGAAATATCAACCTTTATTTTTCTTGAGAAAATTTCTAAAGGATTATTAGGCAGTGATGAAAACTGTTTGTTTTTCTTTGTTAAATCTGGATTAAAGAAACTTACGCTTCCATTAGGCACAAATACTGCTGAATATAAAGTGAACTTAAGATCCTCAAATTGACTTGGAGTCCAAGTAGAAGCATTTTGTGATTTAAATAAAGATCCAACTGTACTAATATCTGGTTGACTTGCGATAATAGTTCTTCCAGATTCTGGTAGAGATGCTGTGGTAATATCAACTTCCCCGAGTCTAGAGATCCAAGCATAATAGTTTGTGGAATCTGATTTAATTACAACCGCGTGCTCTGCATCTCCTTGTAGATAAACTGGAGCATCAAATTGAATTCTTGTGGCAGCAGAAGCATCTTCAGAAATTTCAATATCTTCTGGATAAACAATTACTTGGGAGAATGGATAAATTTCTCCAGTAGGTAGACCAAGTGACATTGGTCTTAGTTCTACAATAATGGGGAGAGAATCATCTTTAGATTGGAAGAAAAGATCAATAGCAGTCACAAATCTTCCATCGGGAGAATTAATAGTAAAGGATTGTGCTAATGGATCCAATCCAATAGGGGGAATTAGATCTGTAGATGCTGAATCTTTTGACTCTTTCCACTTTAATAGGAATGCTCCGGGAGATCCATCTGCTCCAGAACCATTACCAATTCCACCACCACCGCCACCACCATAGGTGCCGCCTCTTCCGCCAGTTGTGTTTCCACAATCTGGTACTTCACCATCAGTTCCACCAGAACCAGCAAATTTTATACCATTTCCACCTGCCCCGCCTCTTTGAAGTCCTCCACCACAGTCTTCTGAATTTGGGTGTCCGCAGTTTCCGCCGCCGATTAAACCAGCACCTCCACCGTATCCACCTTTTTTATCATCATCATCTCTATCATATCTTCCATCTTCACCTTTTCCACCTCCACCGCTATTATCTCCACCTCTACCTTTAGATGTGCTCGAACCACCTACACCACCTCTAGCAAGTATATTCTTACCCAGTACATAACTTGGTTCTCCATCGGTTGCTTTATTATCTGAAGAAGCTCCTTTTCCTCCAGCACCAACAACAATTGTTAAAACTTCACCCGGATTTACTGAAATTGATTTGGAAGCTACTCCGCCGCCGCCGCCACCTCCACCTGATCTTGAACCTTTTCCATATCCGCCTCCACCGCCAGCACCAACTCCAGAAGCCTCAATAGAAGTTACACCTTTTGGAACAGTAAATGTATAAGTTCCTGGAGTTGTATATAACTTAAATTGTTCAATTTTTTTGGATGCTGGTTTTGGACCAGGAGAAGGTCTTGGACCAGGAGATGGTGAAGGACCAGGAGAAGGTCTTGGACCAGGAGATGGGGAAGGAGTTGGTTTTGGACCAGGAGTGGGTTTTGGTCCAGGAGAAGGTTTTGGTTCAGGAGAAGGTTCTGGTTCTGGTGTTGGATATGGGGTTGGTTCTGGTTTTGGTGGTGGACCAGGAACTTCAACGGTAATAGGTTGTGAAAAATCCGTTGTCGATATTGGTAAAGATTCCGATAGAGTCCCTACTTCTTTCAATCTATTTCTTATATAACCATAAGCTTCCTGAGTTGTTTTAACAGTTCCCTTAGCAAAGAAAGTGGATTCTGCTAAACTGTTTAGTAATCCAGGAACAGTTGAGTTACTCTGTAGACTTGATAATCTAAAGACTTTTTCTCCAGTATTAAATCTAGGGTTGCTTGGAATAGATGGGTCGGGAATATAAAGAGAAGCAATCAATGTTCCAACATTGTCAGTAATCAATCTTACAGGCTTAACTCTAGCAGTAGCACCACTTGAACTTCCGATTAGAACCATTCCAGATGAAACATATCCAAAAGATTCTCCAATTGCTTCTTCGGATAAGAGGAAAGTATCAATATTTAAAAATTCAGATGCTTCTGAGTAACTTGTTGGAATATTTTGAGTTCTATCGTATGGATTGAAGAAATAAGTTGCTGTTGGAGAATCATATCTACCTTCTCTATGATTTGGTTGACAAAGACGGAATCGAATATTTGCTTTACCTTCACCATCTACTAATTTTAATGTTCTAACAGTTTCTCCAATTTGGAACACTCCAGATAACATTTCAATTTCCAATAGTTTTGGAACCATAAATGCATCAACACTTTGTCCATCAAAAAACGCATACATCTGAGTATATGGTTTTAACTTTTTAGATATAATTTCAATATTTCTTGACCTGCAGTAAGTGGCAATATCAATACTAACCAGATTTGTACCATAAGATACAGGAGTATCTGAAAATGTAATTCTATTTGTTTGACCTACTCTAGACTTATAACCTTCCTTATCTTTTGCGTAAACAACATCCTGATACCACTTTCCATCCTTCTCATACTTTGGACCTCTAGAAACTTCTCTTGGTGCTGATACATTTGTCCAAGAAGTTTCCCAAGCACCGAATATAACTGGACACCATCCCGAATTTGGATCGGGTACATCATCTAATTGAACATCGACAACTTGAGTTTCTCCTTCACTGACGCCTAGATTGATAGGATCTAGAACGACAGGATCTAACCAAATATCAGATCCTGGATTTAAACATGCAATTCCACCGTAAAAAGTAACCAGGTATGGAGTTACATTCTCAACTCTGGTTGCATATGGTTGAATAATTTCCTCAGTTTCTGAGTAATCGAGAGTTAGTATTCCTTTTCCAACAGGACCAACAGATTTTTTAACATTATCACCAATAATAGATTGATTTGACTTATAATCAAAATCCTCATCATTGAAGTTTATATTACCTCTAGAATTAGTATGTCCAAGAATTAAATCAATTGAAGTTGTGTATACTGAGGGTCTTAACTGAGAATTTTCAACATCTATAGCATTTTTGGCAATTGCAGAAGATTTTTGTGAAATTAGTGTTGTAAAGTTGTCAACGAAAAATCCAGACTTAAATCTATCAAGTCCATTTGCATCTTTGATAGTAAAGTTAGCAGTTTCTTTTTCCAATAAAGAAAGAGTTGTATAATACTCAAGATTTTTAATTCTATCTTCAAGTTTTTTAATATCAGACATTCTATATCTCTTATGCTGAGATAAGCTAACTCCAACCTCATCATTAGTACAGAAATACGCAGGAAGAGTGATAGTAGCAATGTCTAAAGATTCTGAAAGATTTAATGGTGCTTGAGGATTTTCTGCTGGATCACCAATCATCAATTCAAATTGTCCTTCTTTCGAAAGAACAATCTTATCAATTCTAGGAAGATAATATGAAAAATCTAAAATAATATCTTCATCAGATGCCAAAATGGGAGTATTTTGGTTGTCTACATTGACAAAATTATTTGATAATGATTCAAATGGTGACCTTACACCTTCAGATACGATATATGGAGAAACTCTAGGTCTTAAATCGAGAATATTATAATTTTTTATTCCTTGGAAAGACGGAATATTGCAGTAGTCAAATTGACTATAAGAATCAACCGAGAAAAAACTTCCATCATCAGCAGAATTTATTGAAGTTGATTCAAAAACAATTTTTAACTTTTTAAGTGGTTCTCTAGACCTATCTTTTCTGGTTATTTTTGCATAATCATAAAAAGTATTTTTTTGCCCATTGTCAAATACAAAATCTCTAGTAATATCTTTACAATTTCCTCTATTTAAAGAAGAAATAGTTGAAACAACATTAGAATCTTTAAATTGAACTCCTTCGCCAGAAATGAATTCTGCCGAATTTAAACTGATATAACTGACCGTATTAGTATTAACTCTTTCTACTAAAATAGCAACACACTTACTTTCCTGTCCTACAATTTCTTCTCCCAGTATTAAATTAGATGTTGTAAGAGTATTAAGATCTAAAGTAATAGACTGAAGTTCTGGTGTACCAATAATGCCCGATGTTTCAAAAACTCCCAACAACTTTGTAACATCTGGATATCTTAAACAAATGTCTTCATCTTGAACTCTTGTTCCGTATGGATAATTTCCAAATTCTAATCCATCATTGACAGTGGTTTGTCCAATTCCAGAATAATTATATTTCGATTTGTCAACAACAATAGAATTAACTCTATTTCTATTCTTTATCTTTGCAGATACATTTAGTTTTTTGACTGTATATGTTAAAACCGCAGTTCCAGTAGAAGCAGATAATCCATTAATTCTTAGATTCTGAGATCCCAATGTGAAGGATAATTTATCTTCTCTTAATGGGTCGGTACTTCCATCTGGATAAAATACGGAATATCTTTCTTCATCATAGGGTAAAAATCTCTCATCATTTGGTAATACGATTACTTGAGAACTATTCCCAGAAATATTAATAACAGTTTGCCTTCTAACTATTAATTCAGAATTCTCTAAGTTAAGTGAAGATATTTTATCTTTTGGAAATACTGTAAATAAAGTATTGTCTGTAGAACTTTGAAGACCAGACTTTAAAATTCTAAAATCTGATACAGAGAGTTCTGAAGCAGGAAGTGTAGATACGCAAACTCCACTAACAGGAGTAACTTCTTCAATTTCCAACTGTCTTTCAGAAATAGATGATACCTTTGCATATGTTGGTACAACATTGCCCGGAGTTGAATATGCTACAATATCATCGATCTTTGATTTGCCGGAGAATGTGAAATCGGAACTTGTTACTGTACTGATACCACCAACTACGGGAGAAATAGAAACAAATCCAGCAAATGCTTTAACTGTCTGTATTAAATCAGCACTAAAGGTTGCTCCAGATCCGACTGGTTCTCCATAAATTGATTTAAAATCATTTACATCATATTGAGTGAATGATTTTACAATCCTATTATTTTGAATACCATCAAAACTTAGTCTTTCACCTCTTAAGAACTTTCCTTCTACATTATATGCAGTAACAATTCCAGAGTTTGTAATAGATTCTCTTAAATATGCAGAAGCACCACTAGAACTACCCTTAATAAAAGTTGGAACCTGCAAGGTAACTGGATTATTCAGTTCAAATTCAATATATGGTTGAACATCAAAAAGAGTAATATCCCACTCATTGGAATTTGGGAACAAGCTATTGTATGACCCTGACTCTAAAGCAAAATCATAGACCCTAGCAAGACCAATTTCCTTTCCTGGTGCTATATTATCATCTACTCCCAATCTTTCGGATCTTAGAGTTACTGTATAATCTGTCGAAATTCCTAAAGAAGGATTTCCATTAACTCTATTCAGTGTAAAAGTTGATCCGGTTGTATAAACAATACTTTGATTTTTTAGTGTTTTAGTTAATCTTGGTTTTGGAAAATCTATAAAGGTTGGATTTGGAATTTCTACTTCAAATCCTCTAATGTATGCCTTTCCAGGAGATACTTTATAAATTCCTAGAGATTCATCAGCAACATTATTACCATAAGTTGTTTGACCTTCTTTGAATATTCCCTTATTTCCCTTTAAATTATCAAGAGATTCTCTTACATCAACTTTAAATGGAGCAACATAATAGTCTCCAGATTCATCATAAGTCCTTCTAGCAAACTCATTTGCAAGAAGATTATACTCAGCATCTCTTTGAACTCTATCAGGAGATCCGTCTACAACTTTAAATAACTCAATATATCCTTCATCTTGAGATTCTGAAAATGAATATTTTGTTAAAGATGCTGTAATTGAAAGTCTATCTGCACCAGGTGCAGCAAAGTTTGTAAATCCTTGTGAGTTATCTACTAAAGATTCATCATCATCGGATGTGACAATATCTTCACTTATCTTTAATCCAATACTATAATTTACATTATTTGCAACGGGATCTAATATTAAAGTTTCGCTATTAATATTTACAAAATATCCTCTAATAAAGTAAACTCCATCAGCAATCGTGACGGAAGAACCAACAATAGAAGAATTTTCCGAAGTAACTCTAGATACTCCCTGTCCAGATTGAATCGTAGTGAATCCACCAGAAACGATGGGGACATCATCCTGAGATAAGAGAACTTCTCCGGAATTAAATTCTCGTGTGTTTTGTGATGAATTTGAATCCCTATATGAAACATATATTATAGTATTACCAGTTGGAGACTCATTGGCAGGCAAAATAAGTTCAACTCTTGCTTTTACTTGAGAATCTTGTCCAATAAGATATTTTCCGATAAAATTGTTCAAATAAGAATCTACAGAAATTCCAAGATAGTTTGGTTCTACCTGAATTCCTTCAAAATAGTTGTTATAAACTACATTGCCACCAAGAACAGGAGAACCCTCCTTAAAAATATGAGATCCAAACTTTTCAATCTGATTTTGTAGAATTGACTGTAAAGTAGTTAATTCTCTAGATTGAATTGGATATCCTGGTTTAAAAAGAACTTTGTAAAAATTTTTTTTGTCGTCAAAATCATCAAAATAAGGAGTTACATTCAAATTAGTTTCTTGTGGCATGATTGATTAGAATTGTAAAACGACTTTAATATCCTCTTTCTGATTAGAAGATCTGCTAATTGAGGGTCTATTATCAACGTAGATAATATCTCCTGTATATTTTTTTACTTCGGGGTTAGCAAATCCACTTTCAAAATTTTGACCAAGGTATACAGTACCATTATTTATGGTGGTAGATATACCGCTAAAAGTATCATCAATTTCAACAATAATCGAATTTACTTCAATGTTATCTTCGGTAGTAAATTGAATTTGATTGTATCCATTTGAAGATGATGTAGAAATTCCAGATGTTGTATATCCATATAGAGTTCTATCTTGCCAATACTTTAAAACTCCTGTTTCATTATTATAAGAAACGACTCTACCAACAGCAGTTCCTACTCCAGCAATGTCTTGAGTAAATGATAGATTTGGTAAAATATTTGCTGAGTTTTCTTTCAATTTAAGAGCATATAGAGAACTTGCCTTCTCTTTGTTTAGAATTGAAGTTGAATCAAATGCCTCAGGATTTTGAACAATTCCGACTCTTGCAACCTTATTTCCAACTATAAAATCAGGATCTCCAATATCATTCTCAATTCTAGAGTAAAGCAATACATTTGTTGCTCCCAACTCTCTATAAATATCTGCACCATGTCCTCCTTTTGGAGGTATTATTACGTCAAACTTTGGCGGATCAGTATCAAATAATCCAGAGTTTTCTAAATCAACAGTTCCATAAGTATATCCACTTCCACCATTTGAAACAAATATACTATCAACTGTTCTATCACTTCCAACAATAATAGTCACCGTTGCTCCACTTCCATCACCTTTAATGGGTATGTTTTGATATAAACCAGGAGCACCTAAATTTGTTCCTCTATCCAAAATATTGACAATTTTTAATTGTCCACTTGTTGAGGCATTTTCAATAACACCGGAATAGTCGGGATTGGTCTTCCAGTCTCTAGGAACTGGAATAAAGTTAGTACTATCAAATTTTGTAATCTCACTAGGTCTTATTGTATAAAGATACTTCCAAACATATCCATCTCCACTAGTACCAGCAGATCTAGGTTCAAAATCAGTAAATGTTGGTTCATCTAACGAAGGATTTCCTTTAGAAGATTCTGGAGAAGTTCCGTTTTGAAGACAAATGTAAACTCTATAATCTTGAGTTACAACATAATAATCAGAAGAATATAATGAAGTGGAATCTGTTTGATTGGTACGCTTATCAATACTTATATCATGACGATACATATCATAAGTTCTTCCAGATTCCCAATTAATTCTCCTCACAACAGGAGAAACATCTCCTGGTGATATCTTTTTGAGGGAAAACATAGTGTCCCATATTTTATTCTCCTCATTAAAATTATCTCTTGGAAATGGAGGTAACTCTTCCCAAGTAGATAAGTACTCGGTCGAATTTGAGAGACCCAAAAACACATAGTATGCTTCATTCTCAGAATTAACTTTTTCAATAAATCCAAGAGCATTGGATATTCTAAGTTGGTCAGTTATAATTGCCGACATTTTTTAACATTTTTTGATTATTTATAAAGCATAATTAGGAAGAATAAACATAATTTGCAATTTTCAATGGATTATATCTTTGAATAATTGGATGATTTTGAGCGGAAGTTAAGTCCACACTAAATTCTTTTGGAAAAATTCTTTTATCTAGGTTTGAAATTTTGCCCCAACTAAACTCTGCAATATCACTTTGTCCCAAAGTTCCATCAAACTCACTAGTTAAATTCTGTATAGGACATGAAACTCGATTTATATAAATTAAACCATATTTTGGATGATTTATTTGTATAATTTGCGAGAAAAGTACCTGGTAAATGTTATTCAAATTCGTGGATACACCAACAACTTGCCCATCAATACTGTAAGATGTATTTGGAATATTTCCAACTGTTGAATTGGAAATTGAGAAATAATCTCCTGTTTGTAATTGAGAAATTGTTATTGCAGATCCAACAACAGTATTTCCAATAAAATCTTCATCTCTTAGAATAGAATCTTCTGGAATATACATATCAAAAACAATTGCTGGTGGATCAATACTTCCAACAATAACTCTGTCAATATTACTAACTCCAACAACAACACCAAAATCTCCAGAAGCATATGAAACATCAGGAATTATTTCAGTTTTTGTTGTTGGAGGATCAATGGTTATTTTTGGAGATTCTATTTTCACAACTTCAAATCTAAATGGATTTTTCAAAGGATAATTTCTAAAAGTTTCTCCAATCCCAGGATTATCAAAAACATCAACTTCTAAAATATCCCCAACAGAATATTTGAATCCTTTTGAAGTAATATTGAGATTGTTTATGTCAATTGCAAAATTTTCGGTAATTGGATCAACAATTAAGTTGATATCCACTGAAGCATTTTTACCAATTCCAGTCTTAGACTTAAGTCTTGCAGAAGTAAATGTACTATTAGATTCATTCAGAGTTGCCGGATATCCAGAACCATTTGATGTGACTTGCAACTGCTCGATTGGTCCATAAGTATATCCAATTCCTGGATTTGTTATTGTAATTGAATCAACTGATCCTGAAGATATTGTTGCTGTTGCCGTAGCAAATTCTGTAGAATCTACGCTAAGAATGTCCGCACTAAATCCACTTTCAAAGAGATTTATTTTTTCACCCACTTGAAATCTATTCAAGTTAATTGGCAGAATCTCAATATAATTATCAGTAGTTATTCCAGCAAGAATTGCTGAGGCACCACTATTTTGACCAGATAAAAATTCACCAATAATCGCAGTTGAAATACCTGTAGAGGATATTGTTCCAATTAGGGTGTCAATATTTGTTAATGCTATACCTATTGGAGATGGATTTGAGAAATATGGATATTCAATTGAAACATTAGGTGCTGTAACATATCCCTCACCCCCATCAACAATATTGATTGAGGTAACTTCACCATCTGTTACTTGACAGGTTGCTCTGGCAGCAGATTTTTGTGTTTGGTCTATAATTTTAATCCTATTTCTTTCTCTATCTTCAATAATTTCTGCCGCGTTGTCAAAAAATGGTTTTAAGCTATCAATATAAAATGATGAAGAGACTCCAGTTATATTTGATATTAATTTTGCCGATGGGAATATATTTGATTCATAGTAAACTCTATCCTTTCCAACAAATTGACCATCAATAACAGCATCTACAGTTTGTTTAGATAAAATAACGGGTCTCAAGAAATTAAAGTCGTTGACAATTCCTCTGTCCGAATAAATTAAAGTATTTGCATAATCAGAAGATACAATCTCTGAAACGATTCTTTCTGTTTGATTTAGTCTCTTAACATCACTAACTATGTTCAATGAGTCACCAACTTTAATTGACTCTAAAACATCAACATCCAAAACATCAACATCTCCATTTCCTCTATAGAATATTATAGTAACAGTATCTCCGAATTTTGGTGGTTCTGGGAAGTAAATAATACTTCCACCCCTAAATGTATATCCTTCGCCAGGAACCTGAAGAATATCATTAAATAAAACCAATAAGGTTGCCTGAATATCAATACTAGATCCCTTTTTCGCCCTAAGAGATTTTGTTTCTCCATTAATTTTTATTGGGAAAATTTGTCTTGTGTTATCAAATAAATCATCAAAATTATCAATAACTTGAAGATCTCCAATAGACCAAGATGAGAACTTAGTATCATATACATCATCAACAAATATTTTAAACTCACTAAATGTCTGCGAAGGATCTGTTGGAATTCCAGTTAATCCACCAGTAGGAACTGTCAACACATCAAACGGTCTATATCCATATCCATTATTTTTGAATTTAAAGTCAATAACACTACCATCGCCGCCGACCACCAAATCAAGTTTTGCTCCTGACCCAATTCCAGAAGATCCAGAATCCGAACTATAAATTAATGGAATATCGGAGTAACCGACAGGAGAATCAAATACAATTTCTGGAGGGGAATATCTTCTAATAGTTACAACATCATTTTCCGCAATAGATGCTAATGGAGTATCGACAGTAATAAAAGTATTTCCAATTCCAGTAATCTTTACATTAAAATTGGAATTTATTGTAATATAATTGTTAATATTATTAATATTTCTAATACTATTAACGTAAACTACTGTAGATCCTACAGAAACTGATTGTGACGCACGAGTTTCGAAAATATCATAGAAAGCAGTTAAAGCTATTCCAGGATTAACCAAATTCAAAGTTGATGAAATAGAACCATTAATAACTGTAGTAAATCCAAGATAAGTCACATCATAGTCTGATTGACTTTCTGTTCTAATTCCAATATCAACCAATTCTGTATTTAAATCGTTCAATTTAATTAAAACTTGAGAATCTGCTGGAAGATCTACATCTAGGTTTTCCGAAAGAGTTATTGTAGAACTTATTTGATCAAATCCGATAATCTGAACATCATTATAAATTGTACCAACTCCAATACTACATACTGAAGAAGATGAGTATGCCAGTTTATCAAACAATCCTCTCTCTTCATTGAGAGATATAGTATCAGATCCCGAAGAAATTCCAGAAGAAGTTGTAACTAAAATTTCTTTTCCACCAACTAGTCTATATCCACTTCCAGTCGTCCCAATTGTTACATTTGAGATTGATCCATCATCAGCAATTGTTATAGATGCACCAGGAGTTCTCAATGGTTGATATCCTGCCCCAAATGTAGATCCTGTGCTTACGATTATTCCACTTGCAGGAAGATTTGTTGAGTTTATATCATCAAGATTTGAAACTTCTTCCTCTTGTTTGAAGATAATTGAAGTTCCTCCATCAAGAGATTGGCCAAGGGTGAATGCTCCATTTGGACTGTTTTGTTCGTCAAACGGAACTTGAAGAATATTCTTCACTAAAACAAACAGATTTGATGTCGAAACTCCAGATACCGATAATCCACTCTCCGTTAACGTAAATTCACTTCTAATTCCAGTAAACTGTTCAGAAAGTCCATCAAATAATACATTATCAGAATATGTTGGATTTTCACCATTAATTTGTCCAGATTTATTAAATATTCTTCCCGAGAATGAAGATCCTGTAGCAATTCCAACAAAATCAACCTCATCTGGTTTTGGATTAGTTGGAGTGATTGGAATTGGTCCATATGGGGGATCATAGAAGTAAATTGTATTGTTGACAATATTATAGTCTCCTGTTAGCTTGGTACAAGCAGCTCCAACAGTATGAACTCCTGGGAGAGATCCTAACCAAAATCTATTGACCAATAGAGTATTTGTTGCACCAAATCCAACGACTTTAACTCTTAAGATTTCGTTATCAACTCTGAATATATCTCCACCAATAAACACTTCAGGATTTTCGACTTTGACTCTAACATCTTTCAATCCCACAGGTTGTGATATTGTCGTCTCAAATGAAGTCGGAACTATGGGTTGTTGAATCATATTATCAATGGTAATCAGAGATCTTGGATTTCCATTTTTGCCCGTGAATGTATGATTTGTTCCAGTTCCATAAGAAGTCAAATTCAGATAATCGGGAACAGACTTTAATGCCTGAGATGCTGACGCGGCAACTCTTACAAACAAATCATTCTCCTTAACAATGTAAAGAGTTGATGGCAATACAGTAGTAACCCCAATTCCAGGAATATCAGTAGCTGCTATTCCAATAGGATCATCACCATTCGTATCATATACAACTTCCTCACCAGTAACAAAATAATGATTTGGAATTCTAATAGTATCTTCGGTTAAATTGACAGAAGTAAAACTTGATGCATTAAATACTCTTCTAAGAATTCTAAGATTTTTATGATAGAGTTCAAAAGATCTTCTTATAGCATTTTCTGTTCCAATATAATCAGTTGTGTATGAGTTAATTTGAGATTCGTTGAGGGATAGAATTAATTCACCTGGAGTTTCTGGGTTTTCGGTAATAGTTTTTACTCCCTGATAATAATATCTAACAGCAATATTTCTATCGGGTAATGGCGTAAAGAATAGTTTGCATCTGTTACCAACAATTTGAGTCTCAAAAGTTCCAAGTTCAGTTAAAGAATTGTCACTAATTACATTTCCAAATTCAGTTTGATATACGTCAGTATCATTATTGACAGTAGTAAGTTCCAGTGAATTAAAAACTGAATTACCAAATGTTTGGTCCTCAATAGATAAGTAATAATAAGATCCTCCATAAACAAGAGTATGTTCGTGTATTTCAACAGGAACTGGAGTAGGAGTTGCTCCTATATCAACATAACCAGATTCTAATCTTGTGTTACTTAATGCTAAGATTCCGGGAGTTGTTTTTGTAATATTGCCAATAGAAATATTGAAAGTATTAATCTCTAAAGGTGATCCATAAGCAACTGTTGGAGTTGCATTAATGATAATATTTGATCCAGAAATAACCCCACTATAAGTTGCAAATCCTATCGGAGGATTAATAGATTCTGTGTATATTTTTCCATATTCTGAAATATAAACTTCTGATCCATCATGTGTGACATTTAATTCGACAGATTCTCTAAATTGTCCATTATTATCATTTAAAGTAACTAAAATCTTGGAAGATCTATATGAAGAACTTATTGTAGAAATTCCAACTGTCGATGTCGTTCCGCTAGGAATTTGTGAAGTCTGATTATTGAATATAACAATATCACCAAGATTATAAAATTCTTGAGTAGTAGAACCCAAACCAACAAAAGTATCAAATAAACTATATGATACTAACTCAATATCAAAGTCATTAAATTCATAATCAAATGGATTGAAAGTAATTTCTCCAAAATTTCCATTAATCTTAAATTCAAAGTTTCCTAATTCACCTACAGTATCTAATCTACCATATTGAGAGACATAACCTTCCAGATTATCATGAATTACTGTAATTATCCCAAACTGCCTCTCATTGAAGAATAGTTTATCCTTAACATATGTAAAATACTTTCTAAATCTAGTTTGGAAAATTGGGAATCTATCAGCAACAACAAATCTTTCTTCTCTTGGAAGATTATTAAATTCTCCACTAAAATCATCTATCATTAAGACTCTATTCCCGATAGATTCGGCATAATCTTGAATTGGAATTGTATTAAATATAATTTGGTCAGATGCGACTCTACCATCAAGAAGATATGAATTTTCAGAAACCATGTCAAAATCAACATAAGAATTCAAATCAACTATAGAGATTAAATCTGAAACTGAATTTAATTCTGAGTATGAAATACTAACTGGATTGGCAGTTTCCGTTGAAGATTCCACTTCAAAAGTTGAAAACTTTTTAAATCCAGATACATGATTTAAACTAGATACTGCGTCATCCCATTCTGAGAATTGAGTTTTTGACTTTAAATCATATGAGAAATACTGATAATAGAAACTGTCTTGAATTCTCTGACTCTTATCATTTAAGAATCCTGTTGTAGTATCCCAACCT